CTACTAATGCTACTGGATTAACTGCTAATATACATAAACAGTTAGTAACTACTTTAGCTACAGCTAATGCTACTGGTTTAGATTCTTTAATAACTAATAGTTCGGCTTTAATTGCTAATGTTGGTATTGCTTCCGCTATAGGTTTAACTGCTAATGTTAATGCTAAAAATACAGTAACAGCAACTTTAGCTACCGCAACTGCCTCCGGATTAACTTCTAATGTTAATAACGGGAAAACTATTAGTGCAGTTGTAAGTATTACTAATGCTACTGGGCTATCTGCTAATGTTAATAATCAAACTGTAGTACTAACTACTATAGGTTTAGCTGAGGCAATAAGTCAAACTAGTAATATTAATGCTACAATAACTATTACAGCAGCCCTATCTACAGCTAATGCAATAGGCTTGAATTCTGCTCTAACTAATGGTTCCTCAATAGGTGCTTTAATTGGTACTGCTGATGCTACTGGTAAGTCTACTAGTATACATAAACAGTTACTTGGGTTAATAGGTAGTGCAGCGGCGCAGGGTTTAAGCACTAATGTAGCTACTAATGTATCTATTGATGTATTACTAGCACAAAGTAATGCTAGTGGATTTACATCTAATATTAATGCTAGTACAGTAATTAATTCCCAAATAGGTTTAACTGATACAAACGGTCTAATAGCCAATATTAATGCTAGTACTAGTATTAATAGCACTAATGGTATAGCCTTAGCTAATGGACTAGATAGTTTAGTATCTAATAGTTATGTAATAGAGGGTACTTTAGCTGTTGCTAATGCTGATGGCTTTACTGCCGGGTTTAATCAAGATATAAGTATTGTGGGTTCTAAAGCTATAGCTACTTCTATAGGTATAGATGCTGAAATTTTAGGGCATACTATATCGCAAGAAGATATAGATGCTATAGTAGAGGTTATTTGGAGTATGCTACCAGAAGCAATGCCTGCTGGTGGCGTAGGGGAGTGGTTATACAAAAAGGCTATAACTATACCTAGGTTCTTGGGGTTAAATAAATAATGAAAAATCTTACAAAGACCGATTTAGAAGCCATAGCACGTGCTGTGTGGGCTAGACAAGCAGCTACAATGCCTACTCTTGGTATAGGGGAATGGTTATATAAAAAACTTTTAACTATACCTAGGTTTTTAGGATTAAAATAATGGCTAATTTAGTAACTTTAAAGGAAACAAAAGACTATATGGGTATAGTTAGCACAGAACAGGATACTAAGATTAAGAACTTAATCCTATATGTCTCAGATTTTATTAAACTATACTGTGGTAGAGTATTTATTGATAACTATGCTAATAGTGCATATACGAACATAACAGAATACTGGAGCGGAGGCTTTAACTACTATTATACTAAAGAATTCCCACTTAGATCCTTGGTTAGTGTAAGTATTTCAGTGGATCTAGGAACTACATATACGACATTAACCTCTGGTATAGATTACGCTATTGATATGGAGAAAGATAGAATATATATTGCTGAAGGTGATGTATACTCTGGTGTAAATACCTATAAGTTTGTGTACACTGGAGGCTTTGCAGTAACTCCCGATTCTTTAAAAGTAGCAGTATTTGATTTAATACAGTATTATCTTAAAGATCAAGGTGTACCTAGAAAAACCTCAGGTTCAGTAAGTATAGAATATATTCGCTCCTCTGACTTACCTTACCATATTAAACGTGTTCTAGACTTATATAGAGTAATTGAATAATGGCTACTAGAGTTGTAACCGCTAAACATATGGCTGAAGCTTTATTAGACAATACTAAAGCTTTACGCTCTAATTTAGAAAAGTATGTGCACTTCGTACCAATTAGTTATGGTGTAATAGCTGAGTTAATTGAGATATTTGATGATACTTATAAGCAAAATATGTATACCCAAGTATATAATTATTTCAGCTCTAAGTACCCCCTTAGTGACTCAGTAGATATAGATAATTTATCTGCTATAATTACCAATAATAAAGTACAAAGATTAAGCGGTAAAACTTCAATAGGTGTATATAAAAATGGAACTTTAGTTGGAGTACTAGCTAGTTCCTTTGCTAATGCTTCATCCCTAGTGGTAAATGCTATACAAAAACTTACTGGGGTTAACTTGGCGGTTGGTCACGTTGTGGGCGATATAGAAGTTATATCCTCTAAGGTAGTTGGTGGACACGTCTGGATAAAAAATAACTTATCCTTTAGAAGTCCTTTATCTATGAAACTAGCTATTATACAGGAGTTATATGGGTTAGCGGAACATATAAAAGAAGAACAGTATGATTCTATTATTGATTGGTATTTTAGTCCATTAGAGGGTACTACACGATTTGTACCAAAAGGTAATTTTAGTGTATTAAAAGAAGCTCTAACAGCTACGGGCCCAAAAGTATTCGCAGGAGATTTAGGTAAAGACTCTGCGCTAGAAAAGGGAATATCTAAAACGGCTATAGTATCAGGCCTAAAAACTTTCTATAATAGTCATTTTAAAAAGATCAGAGAAACCGTGCAATCAAAAGGCGAAGCCTTATCTGTGCAGGTAACTAACAGTATTAATAATGCTATAACTAGTCTCGCTAAAGAGCATCAAGCCTACTTAGACCGTGTTATAGATCAAGCTGTGATAACTAAAGAATTTAAAAAAGACTTAGCAGAATTAAAGATTATATTTGTTTTACCACAAACTCAAACTTTTAATAGTAAATACTTAGCCCCAATTGAATATAGAATAAGTAAGCAGGCAATGGCTTTTGCCGAAAATAAAGCTTTAGAACTTAGAAGTTCCCCAAGTTTAAAAGATTTTATTGAAGATACTATTATTGATGAAATAATAGGTGTTAAAAAGACTAGAAGGCTTAGACAGTCCATTAGTGCTGTAGATGGTAAAGCAACCCCTATTTCTAATACTAAGCTATCTATTAGTGGTACTAAACAATTAATAACTAAGAGACAAACTACTAGAAAAGCTCCACTACGTAATGCTGTTGGCCAGTTTACTTCGGTAACGTCTATACAGGCTCTGATGCAAGCAGCCCTATATGATACTATTAAAAAGAATATGGTTAGTCCGGCTCTTAACTTTAGAACTGGAAGATTTGCAGAATCTGTTAAGTTACAAAAAATATCCGCGGATAGAAATGGTAGTTTAATTGCCTTTTTAACTTATATGAAATACCCATATGCCACTTTTGAACCCGGCTTTGGACAAGGCTCTACAGAACGCAACCCCAAGCTATTAATTGATCGTAGTGTTAGGGAGATAGCACTAAAATTAGTAACTGCAAGAATGAAAACCATTATCATTTAACCTATCAATTAATTATTTGATTTTATTTTCTTATTGTAGTATAATTATAACAAATATGGAGAGTTTTATGTCCGCAAGATCAATGATCGTAAATGCTTTAGCCGAGGTTTTTAAGTCGTCTATTAATGGTACATCACCTTATAATACAAATTTATATAGTAATAATGTATCTACAAAATTAAAGTTCTGGGATGAAGTCTCAGACTTTCCTTATATCTGTATAGTAGCAGGCCCAGAATATAGAGAGTACCTACCCGGCGATTTTAAATGGGGTATTCTAAATATAGCTATAAAACTATACGTCTATGGTGAAAATCCAAATGAACAACTGGAAGAACTAATTCAAGATGTAGAATACGCAATATCTAATAATGAAGAATTATCATTAGCCGATGGCCGTAGAACTACTGAGATTTTAATCACATCAATAATCACTGATGAAGGACTATTATCACCTCATGGAGTTGGGGAAGTTAATGCCTCTGTTAGATATGAAGTCTAAGGTACATTTAATAAAAGTTAAATAACCCTTGACTATTAGGAGATATTTCTATGGCCGTTAATCTTAGTAGAAATACAAAAGTTTACTTCTGTACAGTAGCCGCACCTACTGCGGGTACACAAATTACTTCAGCTACTGCATTCGAACTTCAAGTGCTAGATGGTTATACTTTCACTCAGAATACTGAACAGCAAACTATTAACCTATCTGAAGCTGGTACCTCCCCAATTCGTGGAGAACGCTCATTTAACTCAAAACTAAACCCAGTAGACTGGAGTTTCAGTACTTATATTAGACCTTATAAGTCTACAAACGTACTTGCACCAGAAAGATTTTTATGGAATGCTCTACTAGGTGCTAAACCTGTACAAGCTACCCCCCAAACTAGACAAACTTGTTCTGGTACGGCTACAATTTCTGGTACTACTGCTGCTGGTTTCTTTTCTACAGTTACAACAACTGCAGCACATGGTTTAGCAGTTGGTGATGCTATTAACGTATCTGCTATTACTGGTTTAAGTGGTTCGTCTACCGGTAATGGTACGTTCCGTATTACAGCAATCCCTACTACAGCACAGATTACATATAGTTTAGATACTTTTGTTAGCCCAACAGGTATCTCTGCTACTGCACCTCAACTTTTAACTGGGCAATGGTATGAAACTACTACTAGTGCTTTCACTACTGCTCAAGGTTCTAACGTTAATCAGCTACAAGCTTTTTCACTAATCTTTAGTGTAGATAATACGCTTTATGTTATCGATAACTGTGCTATTAATCAAGCAGATATTAGCTTTGACCTTAATGGTATTGCTATGATTGCCTGGACTGGATTTGGTACTAAACTGCAAGATAGAACTGCATTTACCGGGCAAGCATACACTGTTTTCCCAACATCTCCAGTTCCTCAGTTTATTACTAATAAATTAAGTACTACTTCATTAATTAGTAAACTAGGTGGTAATGATGGTACTACTGGTACTACATATACTGTACCTATTACTGGTGGTAATATTACTATTAATAATAATATTGAGTACTTAACACCTGAAGTTCTTGGTGCTGTTAATACTCCTATTGGTTATTTTGCGGGTTCACGCCAAATTTCTGGAGCTTTAAATGCTTATCTGAAAACGGGAGCTACAGAAAGTGCTGGTCTAATGACCGATATTCTTAGTAACTTAGCTTCTACTTCAGAAACTAAGTATAGACTACAGGTTGAAATTGGTGGGGCTTCAAATACTACCCGTGTAGAAGTACTAATGCCTTATTGTCAGTTACAAGTTCCTACAGTAGATGTACAAGATGTTGTTTCTACAACTATCAACTTTACCGCTCAGGGTGGTAAAGGGGCTTCTTCAGCTACAGCATTTGATCAAAACTACGCTATTGAAGCAACTAACAACCTAACCGTAACATATATTACACCTTAATCAAAGTAGTCGGGCGGCTTCGCCGCCGCCCGCATAAAACGGAGAAGTACAAAAATGTCGATTTCTTTACAGTCACTATTAACACCTTCAAAAACAGTAGAAGTAGATTATCCTGGTATGGATGGTTTTGTTATAAAACTTAACTTTTTATCTCGTGAAGAACTACTAAAACTGAGAAAGTCCTGTACTACTACAAAGTTTAATAGAGGTAGCCGTCAACCAGTAGAAGAACTGAATGATGACCTATTCCTAAAAAATTATGTTGCTAGCGTAGTTAAAGGCTGGAAAGGTTTGAAGTATAGCTATTTAAATGAGTTAACGTTAGTAGACTTAACCTCAGTTAAGGATACTGAAGCAGAACTAGAATTTAATGATGATAATGCATTAGTTCTAATGAAAAATTCCCCCGAATTTGATCAGTTTGTTACCGAGGTTGTTGGTGACCTATCAAATTTTTCGAAGTACAGTTCGAAAGCCTCGAACAACAAATAAAAAATCACTTCCAGAATAAATATGCGGGTATGACCAAAGATACTTACTATGATATGTGTGAGCAGCTTGGGTCTACTCCACTTGAAGATGAAGTACCAGTTGAAATAGGTGATTTACCTATAGAGGCGGTGCAAGCCTGGCAAGTTTATGATAAACTACCAGCCATGATTGATTCATTTTCAGGGTCTTATTTAGGAAAACATATTGAACATACGCCTGTAATGCTAGATCTGATGGATATTAGTATTGACAGGCTTGTGTTGTTTTATATTATCAACTTATTTGATAAAATAGAGAAGGAACAGGTTAGTATTCGTCGTAAACAAGATGAGTCAACCAAAAAGAAGGGCTAAATATGGCAGAAAAAAGAGTAGTAGTAAAAGTTACCTCAGAAGGTCTTAAGGAAACAACTGCAGAAGCCCAGAAGCTAAATAAAGAATTAACTAAGGTAGAGAAAACACGTAAAGTATCCACTACCGGTTCAAGGGCTGCCGATGCAGCCCTTTTGTCTTCTGGAAAACCTGTATCTACTGGATTAGGTAGAGGAACAGCTGCGTCTATGTCCCGTGGAGATAACAGAGACTTCGCCCGCCAAGCACAAGGCTTAGGTGGGCTTGTTCACGTCTATGCTACCTTCGCAGCTAATATCTTTGCTGTTGCAGCTGCTTTTAATGCTCTATCCAAGGCTGCAGACTTTGAACTGATGGTTAAATCTGCTGAAACCTTATCTACCCGTGTAGGTATGAATATTTCAAATACTGCTAAACACATTCAAGTATTAACTGATGGAGCTGTATCTCTAAAAGATGCATTCCAATCAGCAGCTTTAGCTAGTACTGCTGGTCTAAATACTAAACAGATAGAAGGCTTAACCAAAGCGGCTAAAGGGGCCTCTTTAGCTATGGGTCGTGATATGACCGACTCTCTAAATAGGGTATTTAGAGGTACCATTAAAATTGAACCAGAACTACTAGATGAACTAGGTATTATGGTTAAAGTAAATGATGTTAATAGAGAGTACGCTAAGTCTGTTAATAAATCTGTTACCGCACTTACTGACTTTGAACGTCGCCAAGCTTTTGTAAATGGCGTTCTAGAGCAAGCAAAAACTAAATATGGTGAACTAGCTGACTCTCAAGTTAATGCTTTTTCTAAATTACAAGCCTCCACATTTACTATGTTAACTAGTATTGGAAATATGGCCAATACTATATTAGGGCCCATAGCTTCAGTTTTAGCCTCTAGCCCTACGGCTCTATTAGCTGCTATTGGAGCAGTAGTAGGCCTACTAGTTAAACAAGCTATACCGGCTATTAAAGATATGCAAGCTGCACAGTTAGCAAATCTTGGTGCAGCTACTTCTAGTTTTGAACATGAAAAGAAACTATTAGAAGATAAAATGGCTCTAAGACAACTAGACCTTAGAGATGCTTTACATGCTGAAAAAACTAAAGCTAAAGCTGTAATTGAAGCTGCTGCCTCTAATTTGCCTAAAGGGTCAAAAATAGGCGGAGCTATATTAGCCCTTACAGACGCAGAAAAAAGTCAAGTAAGTGGGGAAATAGCTAAAATAGACAAAAAACTTAATGCAGTTATTACTGGTGCTAAAACAAGATTAGAAAGTCTAAAAAGAATTAGAGACTCTGTAGCTGCTGGTGGTACTGAAAAGTATGGTAGAGAAACTTTTACTGATACTGCTAAAGTAGATGAGGCAATAACTAAACAATTAAAGCATGCTGAAGCTCTAGAAAACACCAAGAAGGGTTTTGAAGGGCTTGCAAAAGCAACAGATGAATATCATAAAAAAGCAGAACTAACTAAAGCAGGGGATGCTCAATATGCAGCAAATCAAAAAGCTTTAGAAAAAGCTACGGATAAGTATTTAGCTACTAGACATAGAATGAATGCGGTAATTATGTCTGAAAATAGTAGCTTTATAGGCTCATTTAAAAATCTATTTTCCGAAATTACAAAAGAAGTTACTGAAGGTGGTAGAACTTTTGAAAAGGGCACTGGCAAATTTTTATCTATAGGACAAAAAGCCGCAGGAGCTTTTAGTATTCTTACAAGTGGAGCAGCACGCCTATTATCCGTATTTTCAGTTTGGGGCGCGGTATTAAGTATTGCTACTGTAGCCATTATTGGATTTTTAAAAGGTATTGGGCAGCTTACTGATAAATCACAAAAAGTTAGCGAAGCTGCAGAAGCTGCACAAGATAGTTATAAGAGTCTAGCAGATACCTATGATAAATTAGGTAGATCTACTACGGCTGCTGATATGTTTACCTATACTGCTTCTGCTTTATCATTACAAGCAGAATCGGTTACTAAGTTAATTGATGCTTATAGAGAACTACAAACTTTACAAACTAAGGGTACGCCTACTGAGAAGTTTTTAGAGACTGCGAAAGACTTTATACCCTTTATTGATTCTTCTAGAGAAGAAGTGTTAAATACTTTAGAGGCAGCCTATAACTCGTCTGACAATAAAAAAGCTATAGAAAAAGCAATACAAGATAGCTTCCCTGCGGATATTAAAGGTAATAAATTTAAGCCTGGTATGTTATCTGCTGATAAAGCTTTTGATTTTGCAAGATCAAGTGGTAGAACCGACCAATTAGAAGCCTTATTTAAAGCAATTAATAATATAGATGCCGAAAAAGCTAGAAAAGCTTCCGAGGCTATGAATAATATTAAAATTTCTATGAAGTCAGTTAGTGATAATGCTAAGGACTATATTAATTCTTTATCTAAAGCTAATAAAGAGTATGAAGCTGCTAATAATATACTTAGTTCAGGTATTTCTGTATTTGATTCTCTATCCTCGGGTAATGTTGATGCCTTTGCTCAAAGTATAACTGGAATGATTAGTAGTATAAGTGAAGCATCTACTATTGCTTATACTCAAACACAGGGGCAATTTGATTCACTATTAGAGTATAATAAATTAATAACTGATAAACAGAAGGAAATAGCTAGTTTACCAGTAGGTGTTGAAAAGGATACCAAACAGAAAGAACTGGCTTCATTAATTAGTAAAAAATCTACAGATACTCTATCGGATTTTGTAAAATATATAGAAACTGCGTCTAAAAAACTATATGAACTTGGCGGCGCAGCCGGTACTGCTGCTTTAAAAACTGCTGCAATTAATAGAGATGAAAGACTAAAAGACTTTTATAATAGTATAATCGGAGCACAAACCGGTTCTGAAAAATTTAAAGCTGATGATAAATTAATTGATATTCAACAAAGTCAGTTACGCGTACAATTACGTATGTTAGAAGTTATGCATGAAAGTGAAAAACTTCAATTAGCTAATAATGCTAGTTATAAGATAGTAATGGAAAGGTATGCTAGCTTCAATAATGGAAAAACCCCTACTACGGAAGAGTTAGCCGGAGAATTAACTAATAGAATTAAAGAATATAATTCAATTGGGGAGGCTAAGGCATCTCCTGTTTTAATGCAAACTATACAAAATTTAGCCGAAACACTATCTGTAATAGAAAAACTAAAAGCTAGTGAATTAAGTAATGCAGCCTCTAAACGTGAACAGGTAGTTGCTTTAAAAGTATTAGGCTCACAAAAATCTACTGAAGGTCAAAGAAATACTGCGGATAAAGCTTCTATTACTAATTTAACTAAGGATATGGATACCTTAGACTTATCCTATTACAAATTAGTAAAAGCTAATGAATTACTAGAGAGATATACTAATAGTACTGCATTAGGGTTGGGAGACTTCGATAAAAACTTAGAGACTTTAAGACAGTCCTTTATAGATAATAAGGCTGACTTAGAACAAACAAGAAAAGATTTAGTTGCTACTAAAGACCTTAAAGACTTTGCAGTATTTAATAAACTAGAGGATATATCTAAATATTCAGCCGAAGCTCAGTACTATGATATACAAGAGTTAGAAAAACTTAAATTAGAAATAAGAGCTGTTGATGAAAAGCTTAGAGTAGTAAATGTTGGTAAAGCAGCTCAGGAATTTTCTATGAGATTAGCAGAATATAAATCTGCTGAGAGTATGCTTAGTACACTTACACAAGACTTAGTCACCGGGCTTAATGAGCAGATTTTATTTGATCTAAATTCTATGGATGGATTAGATAGAGCTACTGCAAATACTGTTACAGCAGGAATTCTAATACAAAATCAATTAGACGAAGCAGTATCTAGCTTAAAAGTTGAGGAACGTCTATATAATATACGTGGTACTCAAATATTATCTGAAGAACAGCAATTAGAGCGAATCAATATAATGGCTCGCGCTAGAGTTGAGTATCAGAATAAGATTACTGAAGGTATAACTAGATATATAGAAATGGTAAAACTGCTTAGAAATGAAGAGTCTAAGCAAGCAGAAAATACTACCGGCGGGGGCACTGAATATCTAAACGCAGTTTTTAGTAATAAAAATATGCGTAATGCAGCTACAGAGTTTATTACTACTCTACGCGATGGTGTTAAAGATTTAAAACCTTGGGTTTTACAACTAGCAGAAGGCTTAGCCAATTCTATTAATAGTACAATAGATATGGCTATGGATCTATTCCAGAAGGCTGAGCTAACTTGGAAAAGCTTTAGTGATGGTTTTAGAAATATCCTTAGTGATATGTTTAAGAATTTAGCCTCTGATCAATTCAAAAAAGCTAGTGCCAAAATGTTTGAGGGACTAGTTAAAAGAATACCAGGTATGGAAGGTATTCGTTCTGATCAAGAACAAGCTAATGACATGCGCGATAAGTTATTAGGTGATAATACTACTCAACTCACCCTTTTAAGGGAAGAGATGAGTAAGCTAGCAATTAGTTTATCTAATAAAGCTCTTAATGCCGGGGATGCTTTGGTTAAAAAGTATCCTGATAACGTTACTAATCTGCCAAATCTGCCGCCTTCGGCGGAAACCTTTCCACTTCCTAAAGATGAGCCATTAAAACCACAAATACTTGGTGAACAAGCAAATCCTTGGGCCTCTAGTTCTATGCAGACGTTTACAGAGGACTTAAACTTAAGTCATCCTAAACTACTAGATTTGAAGGAAAGTAGCACTGAAGCCGCTATTACTATTAAAGAATTAAATGATATTATTGACTTAGAGCTTATTCAGACTATTAAACGTCTTAATGATCAATTTAATAATAGTATTATAATTGATCAGAAGGACTTATCTTCACCAACTAAAGGGTCTATTGAACCTACTTCTGGTAGTCAAGATATTAGTCTACTACTAGAAGCAGATGCTCAAATAGAGAAGAATAATAGCCTATTAAAAGAAAATAGTAGTGCTAAGGAAGAAGAGACTGACAAAGTATCTTCTTCATCACTATTACTTCAGAAATTTAATGAAGAATTAGCTACTACAACACGCAAACAGGAAGAGATAGTATCTAGCTTTGATAGGTTACAAACTGCTTTAGATAGCTTAATAAGTAAAATATATAAAGTACCAGAGCCAGCCAAAGCCCCAGAACCTGAACAACCAAAAAGTGTAACATTAGCTCCTGTAGTAGATATTAGTAAAAAAGAGAAATCTATAGCTGGTATTGAATACTTTAAAGAGCAAAATAGTAAGCCTGCCGGTATGTTTGAAGATGCCGCTAATACTATTGATAATGCTGCTTCGGTACAGGCAAGTTCTGCCTCTACAGCGGCAGAAGCCTCGGCTCAAGATAGTTTATCTAGCTCTACATTCTTTAACTCTGTTAAAGACTTTTTCAATGTAGGTAATCTATTTCAATTCGCCGTAGATAAGCTTTTAGGTGGGTTAGGTGGTAGTGGTGGTGAATTTAATTTACTAGATGCTGTTGTAGGTTCTGGTATTAAAGCACTAACCGGAGGTCTTAGTGGTTTATTCTCTGGTATAGAAAGCACATCTTATACACCCTTTAGTGGTACTGCCTCTCAAGGAGCTGCTAACTTTAGTACTATGGATTTTAACTCTATTAGCGCTTTTAGTGGTCAATTTGCTGATGGTGGTGTTATGACACAATATGGTCCAATGAAACTACAAAAATATGCTGCAGGTGGTATTGCTAATAGTCCTCAAGCTGCTGTATTCGGTGAAGGTAGTATGAATGAAGCTTTTGTGCCCCTTCCTAATGGTAAAGCTATACCTGTAGAAATGAATGGTGGTGGTACTACTTTTGGAGATACTAATGTTAGTATTCAGGTAAATGTTTCTTCTGACGGTAAGCAGGATTCAAAAGTACAATCAGATGCTGGATCTAAATTTAGTAAACAACTAGCTGCGGCGGTTAAAAATACTATTCAGGAAGAGCTAGTAAAACAGCAAAAACCGGGTGGTATACTTTATAATAGGTAATATATGACAGATACATTTAGTTATGTCCCAGATAGATCTTTTACTAGACAGTCTAAACCAAGAGTTAATATAGCTAAGTTTGGTGATGGATACTCGCAGCGTTATGCTGCGGGTATCAATACTGTAGAAGAGGCTTGGACTCTTAATTTTAAAAATAAAACAATCTCAGTAGCAAATGCAATTATGGATTTTTTCTATAATAAACAAGGTGCTGAATACTTTTTATGGACTCCTCAGGGGGAAACTACTCAAGTTAAAGTAATATGCCAAGAGTGGAATTTAGAGTATACTTCTGAGATTAGTAGGTCTATTAATTGTACATTTAATAGGGTATATGATATATAAAATTTTTACTTGAAAATTTTATAAGGTAATGATATAATATGAGTACACTAATACTACAGGAAACACTAAAGTCTAATCCTAGTAACATAATAGACTTATATGAAGCTGACCTATCAATTTATGGGGTAGTGGAGCCAATAAGATTTTTTAGTGGTTTAACTAAAATTGGTACTCAGTTAGTATGGAATGCTAATACATATACAGCATTTCCACTAGAAGCTAGTGGTTTTGAGTGGGATGGTTCCGGTAAGTTACCCAGCCCTAAAATAATAGTTGCAAATATTAACGGTTTTATGTCCGCTTTAAACTTTGAGTATAAAGATTTAATAGGTATTAAAATAACTAGACGCAGGACTTTTTTAAAGTTTTTAGATGCTATTAATTTTGAAGGCGGTGTAAACGCTACTGCAGATCCTACAGCTGAGTTTCCTAAAGAGTTATATTTTGTTGATAGAAAAGTTAATGAAAATAATATATCAGTAGAGTATGAATTAGCTTCTGCACTAGACCTATCTAATTCAAAATTACCTAAAAGGGTAATTGCACAAAATATTTGTATGTGGAAATACAAAAGTTCTGAGTGTGGGTATCTCGGTACTACTTATTTTGATGAGTTTGGTAACCCTACTACTTTAGCTAATGATAGCTGTGGAAAAAGATTATCAGACTGTAAGAAAAGATTCTACTCTATATCAAATACTTATAGGGTTATTAACTTTGGAGGCTTCCCAGGTTCTGGACTAATGAGATGACGTTTTTAGAAAAGTTTAAAGAACATGCAGAGTCCGACCCAATTAATGAGGTATGCGGATTAGTAATCAATTTTAAAGGAAAAGAAATATACTATCCTTGTAAAAATATCTCTAGTAGTAAACCTTCAGATTTTAGCTTAGATCCTACTGATTATGCTAAGTACTCTAAATTAGGGGATATAAAATATATTTGTCACAGTCACCCGGCTAGTTTAGAGACTCCTTCTACGGCCGATATTATTGGCTGCAATTCTAGTAATGTTCCCTGGGTTATATACTCTCTAGTATCAAAAAAGATACATGTAGAAGACCCTACAGGGTATATACAGCCTATATTTGGCAGAGAGTATATATTTAATATATCCGATTGCTGGACTTTAATACGAGATATATATAAGTTAGAGTTAAATAAAGATATACTTAAAGTGAGTGTACCAGACGTACATTGGTATCAAAATCCAAATAATAACTTCTTTGAACAATATGCAGAAGACGCTGGGTTTACTAAGGTAATAGATAATTCTATAAATAAGTATGATATATTACTATTTATAATGGGAAATACTAGTATACCAAACCATTCTGGGGTATACTATGGGGATGGAATTTTAGCTCACCATGCTTTTGGTAGACTATCCTGTAAAGAAATATACGGTGGTTATTGGGCTAAAACTAGAGTTAGTACCTATAGGTATAAGGAACTACTATGAAAAAAACTATATATTTATATGGTGATCTTGCAAAAAAGTTTACAAATAAATTAACAGTAGAAGCAGACTCACTATATAAAGTTATTTCTGCTTTACGTGCTAACTTTAAGGACTTTGAGGCTTATATGTTAGAGTATAAGCCGGGGTTTCATGTTAGAACTGGTAATATTTATAGGTCAGAGGATACTATAGGGGAACCCCTTGGTAATACTGATATACATCTAATTCCCGCTATTTCTGGAAGTAGTGGTAAAGCTGGTGCTTTATTTGCAATAGTTATTGGTATAGTTTTAATGGTAGTTATGCCAGCAGCAGGTACAGTAATTTTAGGTATGGAATTAGGTACTGGAGCCATAACAATAGCTACTTCCTTCGCTATGGGTCTTATATTTGCAGGTATATCTGCCTTATTATTTGCCCCCCCTAAATCAGATGGACCTAATGAAAATGGTGATAACAAGCCTAATAGTTACTTTAATGGTCCTGTGAATACTATAGCACAAGGACACCCTGTCCCAATTGGCTATGGTGAACTAATAATAGGTTCTGCCGTAATCAGTGCAGGACTAGAATCGGTAAATACTTAATATGGATAATACTCCGTTAGATATAATTAGTGGTCAAGGTGGGTCTTGTTTTACAGCAGATACTTTAATTCTTACACCTAAAGGTTTAGTTAGAATTGATAGCATTAAAGCTGGAGATGAGGTTATATCCTTTGATGATACTGGTAGTTTACATACTGGAAAAGTACTAAGTACTAATGCACATAGTAATAGAGAAGTAAGTAGATACTATATCTGGGGTGCTGGGTATATTGACGCTACGCCAAATCATTGGGTTTTAACTGCTGATAACTCTTTTATAGAAATAGGTAAAGTAAACGAAAGTATTTCACTGGTAGATGCCAGCGGCTTTCTACGCCCAATAAAAAACTCTGAAGTATTAGAAGTTAGTACTGTATATAACTTTATTGTAGAAGGATATCATACTTATATAGCTAATGGGTTAAGAGTACATAATGGTGGCGGTTCTAAAGGTAGTTCGAGTTCTCCAACAGAAGCTTCGGACACTCTACATTCAAAAACTTACGCAAAAGTTTTAGACTTATTATGTGAGGGAGAAATAGAAGGTTTAGTTAACGGTGGTCAAAGTATATACTTTAATGCAACCCCATTAATGAACTCCGATAACTCTTTTAATTACAAAGATGTAGAATGGCACTTTAGACCGGGTACTCAAAATCAAGACCCTATTGATGGATTTGACGAAGTTGAGGCTGAGATAGCAGATACTGTTGAGTTAACTAAAGCTATACCTAAAGTTATTTCTATAACAGACCCAACTGTTGATAAAGTTAGACTATCACTATCTATACCCGCGCTATATGAGCAGGAGGCTGATGGAGATATAGTAGGTTCTAGTTTAGCCTATAGAATTTATTTGCAGAAAAATGGTAATACAGGAACAGGAGCTACCGCAAGTGTTGGTACTATTGATAATGGTGTTATCTATAGAGTGCCAATTACTAATGGTGGTTCAGGATATAGTACTTCGGGTACTACTATAAGCATATCCGGCGCGGGAACTAGTGCTACAGTAACCCCCGTAGTAACTACTGGTATAGTTAAAACTATAACAGTTAATGATGGTGGCTCTAATTACTCTAATGCCACAGCTAGGGTTGTTGGTACTGGTACAGGTGCTGAGTTATCTGTTACTCTTACTGCGGGGTATGATGAATATAATACTGGTTATGTATCCGCTATTAAAGTTATTAATGGTGGTACTGGGTATACTACAGCCTCTATCATTATAGAAGGTGATGGAACTGGAGCTAAAGCTACTGCTAATATTGTTAATGGGGTAATAACCGCTGTACTTATACCAAACGGTGGGAAGAACTATACTACAGCTACTAGTTTTACTGCTGTGGGGGCGGGTTCTGGTGCTACTTTTGGTACTCCAACTATAGCTAATGGGGTTATAAAAACTATAACTTTAGGTACTCCCGGTACCGGGTATGCTAGCCCTTATCTTATTATTTCAGATTTAAATAATATTGCTAATGGTGCTTCAGCTACTGCTACTGTTAATACCGCGGGGGCTATAACCTCTATTAGTGTTACTAAAGGGGGTTCCGGTTATACTACGGAAAATACTAGAATTAGTGTAGCTAGTGGAGGCTTTTCACCAATAACTTTAACAGATATTCCTTCTATAATAACATATAATAAGTATGATACAGCCTTAAATATAGCATATACTGCAAATTGTCAAAAGACAAAAGGTATGCTAGCTTTAACACGCCCATATTCTGTTTGGAATGCAACTACTAAAACTTGGAACTTAGGATACAGCAGTACTTCCAAAGTGGCTCAGTTTAAAATAAGATATAGAGTAGTAAAAGATACGGCAGAAACTTTTAGTTTATTTGGGTCTGGTGATGAGGTTTACACGTATGTTGACTTACAATTAGGTGAGCTATCTTTTGGGCAAACTAATCAGTTCTTTGCACTTGAAGCAGTATTAACTCCATATAATACACTAAAGGCTTCAAATCCTACCATAACTCTAACATATTCAGACTATATTAGAAATAGGCTAAGAATTCTTAGTCCTAATGCTCCACAAGAAATAATTGATTCTAGCCTTATTATTGCCAAAGAGAAGGGTTGGATATTTCCTGTACCATACTTAAATTACGACTTAAGTATGTTGTATAACTATCCCTATGAGTTTCAAGTAGTAACTAAAGGCCAGGACCAGACTGATTATACTATATCTGGAAGAGTAGGTTTTTATGGTTCTACCGCTTCCTACGATTCTATACTTAGTACTATTACTGGTAAAACTACTTCTAAATATACCATAAATCATACTATAACCTTACCTAGAACTTCGGACTCAGATAGATTTGATATTAAAGTGGAGAGAGTGACAGATGACTCTTTATCTTCTACCCTACAAAATAAACTATATTTTGAATCTTACGCTACTATAGTAGCGGCTAATTTACGTTACCCTAATAGCGCCTTATTTGGCATCAAGATAAACTCTGATAACTTTAGTAGTATACCTACTAGGGGGTACCACTTAAAACTACTAAAAATACAAATACCTGATAATTATGATCCAATTACCGGTCTGTATAATAGACTAAATACTACTATACCAGCAATAACTAATCTAGCCCTATACTCTGAGGAGTTGGATAACTCAACTTGGAATGCTAATAAAGTAGGTATAAATGTTACAGCTAATGCAGTAGTATCCCCTAATAGAACTCTTACGGCGGATAAATTAGTAGAAACAGCTACTACAGACTATCATAGAATTGGACAAAATTTTACTTCTGGTACAGCTAAGCGCGCTTCATTTTATGCAAGATCTGCCGAAAGAACTGCTATAAGGGCTTGGTCATTTACTGGCGGAGATGTTTCCCAACAAGATTTTAACCTTACTAGTGGTACTTGCTCAGGTAGCTTAAGTCCTTCTATGACTAAGGTTACTGTTGATGGTGTTGACTGGTGGAGATGTAGTTTTAATGTACCCTCTGCCCATTCAAGTATATCTATTGGCCCTTCTAATGGTAGCGTATCTGGTACTAATACATACTTAGGTACTGCAGGGTCTGGAGTATATATTTGGGGTGTTCAGTTAGAGACTGGTTCTAGTACTAGTGATTATGTGTCTACATATAATACCACAGTAACTAGAGCCTCTCTAGCTCCGGGTGTTTTACGATACGATGTAGCAGGTAACCCTATTGAACAATTATGGACTGGTAACTTTTATACTGCTTGGTCTAATAATCCAGCGTGGTGTTTCTACGACTTAGTTACTAACGCTAGATATGGGCTGGGAGAGTACGTAACTCCCGACTTAGTAGATGAGTACACGTTATATTCTATTGGTAAATATTGTGATACACTAGTACCGGATGGTATGGGTGGAACAGAAAGAAGATTTACTTTAAATACTTATTTACAGACTAGAGAAGATGCTATAAAAGTATTACTAAATCTAGCTTCTACTTTTAGAGGTATGGTATACTGGAATAGTGGGCTATTAAGTGCTACTCAAGATGCTCAAGGTAGCACTCCGGTATTGCAATTTAATAATTCTAATGTTATAGATGGGGTATTTAACTATAGTGGAGCATCCAGAAAGGCTATTCATAATGCAGCCCTAGTTACTTGGAATGACCCACAACTACAGTTTAGACAGCGTGTAGAGTATGTTGAAGACAGGTTGGATATCGATAGATATGGATATAATCCATCTGATATTGTAGCTTTTGGGTGTACCTCTCGTGGGCAAGCCCACCGAGTGGGTAAGGCTTTATTATACACTGAAAAGGTGGAAAATAATATTATAGCCTTTAAAGCAGCACTAGAAGCTGCATACTTACGACCCGGTCTACTAATTAAAGTAATGGATGAAGTACGTAGTGGGGCTGCTGCCGATGGTAGTAGTGTTTTAGCTGG